GGTCTATATTTAATCTTCTTTCCGGTAGAAGGCAACACCAACTCATAAGTCGGTGTATTAATCTTGGGTAAAGGCATCGTAATTAAGAAAACACTTCAGTGATTTTATTTAGTGTGGTTATCTTCCACTTAATTTTCTGTGTTTCTCTTCCTTAGACATGAATGGATTTACTATTATGGATACAGCTTCAAGAGCAGACATTGATGTCCTAGGTGGTGGAGTTTGTGTAATAGTAGGAGTTTCAATAGTTGCATTAGGATCTCCACCAAGTGCCTTAATCGCGGCAGTTACTTGAGATGGAGTAAAGTTCCTTTCTGCGTGTTGTTCAGGTTTTCTTTCCACTGGAGGAGTTTTTTCTGGTTCAAAAACAGTTTCTACAAATCCACCACCTTGAATCGTTGTGGCATCCTCTTTACTATATCCTCCATCGTCCATCAACGCCTGTATTTCTTGATCACGAATAGCAGTATCATTTGCCACACGAGGAATGTCACTGAATCCACTCGAATTTGCCTTTCTGATAGAACCTTTGGGATTCACAATATATCGATCATATGTAAATGAAACAGTAACTTTCAACAAATCTGCAGCACCATATGATACGGGAATTGCAGTCACTAATTTTGGAAATGCATTAACAAATTGATAATCAATCTGAGAGTTGAAATCTCTTTCGAACTTTGAGATGAACATCGTCTGAACTTTATAATTATCGGGATAGTTCATCCTTCTATAATAGTTCTCATCTAGTTCATTTATTTCTAATTGAGAACCACCTGCAATATAATCCATCCATGCCTCAAATATTCTCAGATTGACATAGTTACTATCAATATAGAATGTGAAATCAATATCAGTATATAAACGAGTATGAGCAAACTCCTGAGGAATACCCATAAAATTATCTCGAACCTCACCAGTCGCAAGTGAGCTTGTTGGTAGTGATGCCTCAGAACAAAGAAGACCAGTTTTTCTTGACAAGAAATTTCTCGTATCTTCTGCAAAACCAACTCTATTCTGAATATAACTCATCAGAGTAGAATTTAATGTAGAAAAACTTACCAAATAATGATTCGTTTGAGAGAGGTCACCGACCAATTCTCTCAAATCTTTCATCGCAAACTT